AAAGATCAGTTCACCGTTGCACCAGACCTTCCCATAAGATCCGTTCCAGCGCCGGCGGCCTCTGTATTTCACATCATATTCGCTTCTGTTCATCCTTCAGGACCTCCTCAGAACGTAAAGTTGATGGTCAGATCTTCCATGGCATTCACCGGTTTCACATTCCCGCTCAGAGCCAGCTTGGTTCCGGTATTGTACTGGCGAATCTGCATCTTGGTCATCTGGGTAGGATCATCCCCATGGAGTTTTGCATAGTTGGACTGGAATTCCTCATCGATATCCACTGTATTGTCCCAATCCTTGTCCAGCACATTGCCCTTGATGCCTTCGAAGTAGACCTTGATGGCTGCAATAAACAGCATCTTGTGGTCATAGTCGTTGATATACTTGCCCACATAGTACTTTTTGAAGGTATCCCGGATGTCATCAGTCATCATATCCAAGGCTTCGATGATTTTGATGTACCGGTAATCTTCCCCTTTGTCCGTGGTGAAAGTTACCAGGGAATTGCAGGCCCGGGCAATCTTGACACCATCCCCGTCCTGTTCGTCCAGAAGCAGCAGCTCCCCTTTATCGATCAGAGTATCGATGTCTTCATAGACCTCCACGCTTTCCACTTCTGTCAGCTTGAAATAGGTGGCGCTGCGGTCCAGAGCCAGGCCGGCCAGGATGCCGGCAATCCGGGCCGTATACTGGAGAGCCGTATAGGTCGTATAGACAGCCTTTCCGCTGGAATCAGTGTCAGTCTGAACCTTGATGTTGTTGGTGCAGAAGTTCACGATGCCTTCATGGTCGGCAGCCTGATCACTCAGCACGGCCTTGAAAGTCTTCCTCTTGTTGGTCCGCTGAGCCTTGATCCAGCTGGCCAGGTCCTGCTGTTCCTGAGTAGTTGCCGTAGGAGCACACAGCCAGTTCCATTTGATACTGGCCAGAATCTTCAGCACATTGGCCTGGGTGTTCTTGGCCCCATCCACAGAAGTCAGCGGCAGAGTATAAACCAGGATCCGCAGGGGAGTCCCCAGCAGACATTTCTTAATCAGATCCACGTTTTCCGGAGTCAGTCCGGATTCTGGAATATCAGACACATCCCGGATTACATAATTCTTGATTTCATCTGCACTTTCATTGTGCAGGATCATGGCTACAATGCCACGGGCAGACCGTTTGATGGCTGTAGTAGCCTTAGTCCGGAAATTGATAATGACCTGCGGCAGGCCAAATACTTCGGCTTCATTCGCCATTGTCATTCCTCCTTTAGTCTTGTTCAGTCAGATCAGCCCCGTTCAACCGAAGCTCCAGGGACTGCATCAGTTCACCACGGATATATCCAACCTCTTCGTCAGTCCAGGCATCCGTAAACTGCAGATCAAAGATGTAATGCAGCACATCATCCACCATGGTCCTTTCTGCGGACAGGATGGTAATGTACCGGTCTCCCACCTGAAGCACGGGCCGGAATAGAGTATCCAGATCATCCCCCACATCAAATACTGCTGACCGGTCCACCCGGCCTTTGGCATCTTTGGGATGGATGTACGTCACATCCACCTGGATAGTTCTGTCCGTGTAGGTTTTATCCAGCGTCTGGTGGATACTGGTGGTGAATTCCACATAAAAATAAGGTACATTTTCCGACTTTTCCACATTGTCGAAGTGCACCTTACAGTTGGGATATTTGGTTTTCAGTTTAGCCGTTATGGCGGCCTTGATGGATCTCAGGGCAATCAAAGGCATCAGCCTCCCAGCAATTTCTTGTAAATGGCAGCGCAGTCAGCCTCAAAAGCTTTCCCAGATTGGAGCATGCCCCGGTGGAGCATTTTCCGGCCCTTTACAAAGCCTCCGTTCCGGGTCCGGTGACCATATTCCACATGAGCTGCATAGTCCACATTGTTATAAATCTGGCACTGCCCACCGGAAGCTGTTGTATGGCTCCATCGACCACGGAGCAGGCCGGTATCCACCGGTGTGTTGTTCTGCACCCGGCCCTTGATGACTTCTGCCTCCTGATCCAGGAAGCGGTCAACCACATCCGGGCCTTGTTCTGTAATGGTCTCCAGTTTGCCACTGAATTTGTCGAAGCTGGAAAAGTGGATTCCCATTCAGGTTTCCTCCTTCCGTCTTACGCTGACTTCCACATGGTCCGGATAGGGAAAAGGCATGGCTGCGTTCAATTGGAACTGCTGTCCTTCATGGGTGATGGTCAGGATGTCGTTGGGCAGAATCTTGATATCCGGATCCACACAAAGCCGAAGATCATTGCTCATGTGGAAAGCCCTGGCTTCCTGACCACTTTGCAGTTCATTGCCATACTGGCTCAGTTTGCAGGGAACATCTTTGTACACATCCTGGAGCTCATAGATATCAGCGCCGTCTTTATCCACTGCATTCACCTGCCGGGTTACTGTGACCCGGTCCTTGTACATATACCGTGCCAGCAGTTTCCGGCACCGGGCCCAGGGTGGGATCATTGTGGCCACCTCAGTTTCCGGTACAGGTTCAGCCGGGGACGCAGGGCCGCCAGATCACTTTCCAGGGTGCTGCCGTTTTGGGAAGCATCGGACACCGCGAACTGATATTCCGTGTCGTCTTGCTTGATGGATTTCAACGCAGAACGGCCGCCATTTTCCAAATCCTCCATCCATCGGCCGATGATTTCAGCCCCAGTCATACACAAAGCCTGAGGAAAATCATCCCGGTTGCAGTAGTCCAGGACTTCCGCCACGAAATATTTGGCATACAGCAGCAGCCGAGCGGCGTCCGCTCCTTCCGCAGGTTTTCCTCGGATGGTAGCCACATTGCTCTGGATTTCCGCTTCCGCAGCAGCCGGTTCCAGGAATGTAGTCATAAATATCACCTCATTTCAGACATGAAAAAAGCACCAGGCATTTCTGCTAGGTGCTTTCTGTTTAAATAGCTAATGTTTTAGAGGAAGAAAATGAATTGTTTTACCTTTGAAAAGCTTCTTTGCCATGTTTGGCAAAATAATAGTTCGGAATCCATAGTTTACAATATATTCATAAGGGTTTCCATCAATTTCAGCACATTTATAATCGCCAATCTCATAATCACGATCAAGGACAAGAACACGAGCAGTTTTAACAGGAAAATCATCAACGACTTTATAGGTTTGCATTTCCATAATAGTCACCTCATTCCCTGACGTTTCTTTAATAGTTCTTCATATATTTTCAAATTTTTTAACGTTTTCTTTGTTTCTTCTACTGGTATTTTATACTTTTTGGCTACTTTCAGCAAGTATTTTTGAGCATCAATTTCCCTTTTCAAAAGAACATCAGCATTCTCACTTAAAGATCCAAACATATTCGCACGGTCTTGCTTTGCGTGATACATTTCTTCTAAAACATCGGAAATTGTAGCGTCATCACTGATAAAGGCAATGTTTCCACCAGCCATATAACTCGCATTAGCACCCACTTTTTCCAGGTGCTTCATGGCTATTTCACCACGAATAATGATTCCTCCACTATTCAAAAATGACTTTGTCAATTTTTGATAAGTTGGTTTATCAATGATTTCATGGCCGTCATCTGCTGTTTTTCTGCGAGTCATTTCAGTATTATGTGGAATCTTCTCCCCTTCGTACACCTTCACTGTATCCCCGCCATTGTTTCCCGGTGTGATATCCACCAGGACCGCCTTGCCGGCATGAGGATTTTTCGGAAGCATCTGGGCCTTCACCACATACTTATCGTGCCATTGGCTATAGGTCATATCCGCCGGCACATAGTAGTTCCGCCCTTTTTCGTCCCTGGCAATCCGCTTGCCTTCCTGTTTGTGCCCGTCTTCCGGACCGTACAGGCTGCCAGCTATGGTAGACCGGCAGTTGGGGTGCAGGGGCGGCAAATTATCCCCAGGAGAGGCTTCTTCCACGCTCACGATACGTCCATCATGTTCCCGGCAAATCGGCGTTGTACGGTTGTCCAGGGTGGCAATGAACCGGTAGTAATCCATGCCGGCATCTTTGATGCTTTCCAGTGCAGCGCGGTTCTCTACATAGTTAAGCTCCGTCCGCACCAGCCTGGTGGCGTTTTTCGATGCCACGTTCATGCGCTGGGAGATTCGCTTGGAAACAGCCTCGACAGACTCTCCTCTGTGGACAGCAGTAACCATCTCCTGCTTCAGGGTCTGCCCCAGCAGTTTCTGATTCTTCCAGATCCGCTCCGAGTAATTCTTCCCGCTCCAGCGATCCCGCAGCACGTCTTCCAAGCTTTTGCTGGAAACCACCACACGGGGGGATTTCAGCCCTACCGTCCGTCCAATTTCGTACATGGACTGATAATAGTTGTCCTTGTAGGCATCAGAGAGGAACTTCTTCATGGAAGTACTGGTTTTCCGGCCCAAGCTGTCCAGTTCCATCACCGTATCTGAATACAGCTTGTCCAGCCGGCTGATCCGGCTGCGCATGGCCAGGGTGTTGAGTTCCTTCAGGAGCCCCGTATTCCCGGCATTGATCTGTTTTACATACTCCTGGATAGTGTAGCGCCATTCCCGGAATTCCTGCCCCTGAAGAAGCTTCCTGGCTTCCACCTGGCTCAGGTGATTGTCAGCAGCGAACCGTCCGTAAAGGGCCTGGATATCTTTCTGGATTTCAGCCAGCGACCTGGCATAGTACCGGGCCAGTTCCTTTTCAATGGTCTCCTGGGACTTCTTGTGCCAGGCCCGTTCCCTTGCATCGGCCCGCCTGGCCCAGTACTTTTCGCTGTTCATCCAGAATCACTCCCATCAGCCCAGTTTGTGTTTGATGGCTACCAGACGCACCTGCTTGGGTTCGTATACCAGGTTCCAGTTGGTCCCGTTTGCCAGTTCTTCCCGGGTAGGAGATTCCACGGCAGCGCGGGCCTTGTTGGTCCAGGCAACGCCCCGAGGATGCATGATGAAGGCATGGCGGTTGTACAGGATATTGACGCCGGCACCCAGGTTGGGGTCCCGGTCTACTTCCGTCTGCACAAAGTCCACAGGGGTTCCTTCCCCGAAAGCAATAGCACCCTGGCCAAAGAGATAAGTGGTATAGACCCCGTCAGCTACAGGGCATCCGTCATCCACAATCACTCGACGGTCCTGGTAGGTATCAAATTCCACAGAGTTGGAATCCCGTTCCGTTACAATCAGGTTCTGCTTCTTCAGATAAGCTTTAGTAGCAGAATGCATGGCCACAGCCGTCAGCCGGTCCTGGGCGTCTCCCATCAGCTGCAGGCCGTCAATAAAGGCAGACGCAGAGATGTTGGCCGCCTTGCCGGTACCGCTGGACAGATCCAACACATGGTTCTCCATAGAGGCAGAAGCAAATACACCGGCCAGAATAGCCAGCAGTTCCTTCTGGTACTGGCGGGCCCAGTAATCGGCCACCAGGTTCCCAATGGCTGCCATAGGATCAGATCCAGCCAGGGCGCCGGATAAGTTGGTGGCACTCCATGCGTTCTGCCGCATGATGGTGGTGGATACATCCTTGTTGGACGTAATTTTGTTCTGTTCAATTTTCGTGCCTTCCACAATGTTCTGGGCATCGCCGTCCAGATCTTCGAAGAAAGGCATATTGTGAGTCCGGGCTGCTTCACTGGCCAGGGCGTCGAATTCCGCAGTCCGCTGGATGATACCGGACTGGAACAGGGCAGAGCGTTCTGCCGTATGGTTGATCACATAAGGGGTAAACAGTTCAGGGACGATAACGTCCGCAAGAGTCGTACCAGGCATAAATCATTCCTCCTTAAATCTTTACCCCGGCCGCGGCGGCCATTTCCCGGGCTTGTTCGGGGTTTTCTCTCAGCATTTGGCCTTGTTTGGTCAGATTGAAGGTCTCTTTGGCAAAGGGATTGTCAACCTGCGGACCCGTACCGCCATGGGGCTGGTAAGGTTTCGTTTTTTCCTGTTTGAACAGGAAGGGTTTCTCTTTCATGAGGGTTTCCACCTGTTCCTTCAGGCCGGAGACTTTTCCGTCTTCTCCCAGGACGATGGCATCACGTTTGATCAGGCCGGAAACAATATCCAGATCCTGGGCAGAATCTCCCAGGGCCAGCTTGATGGCACTGTCCATCTGGAGATCCTTGAGCCGCGCGTCCGCGGCTTCCTTCTGTTCCTTGTTGGCTTTCTGCAGCTCTTCGATCTGGGCTTTCAGCTGTTCATTGTCTCCCACTGCCTTTTTCAGGGTGGTCAGCTGTTTGTCCCGGTCAGCAATCTGGCTGGCCATGTCTTTGTTCTTTTCATTCACTTCGTTAAAACGGGCCTTCGGGATATAAGCCCCGTCCAGGAAGCTTTTCACATGATCCCTGGCGCTTTCCATCTGATCTTCCGCAATGCCCAGCTGCCTCAGCAGTTCTTCAATGTTCATAGATATCTCCTTCCGGTTTTTACCGAGGTTCACCTGCCTCGAGAGGGGATTTCAGCTTATTTTCCGGTTCCCGCAGCAGCGGTTTCCGTCACTCCATAGGCTTTGTTAGTTTCCAGGCATTCCTGGATCATCCGGCAGATTTCATACTCATTCCGGTCTTTGACTTTGGAAATCGGGAAATCCGCTCCAAATTGCTCAATGTAAGCCAGCAGCAGTTTAAGCATTTCCATCACCTCCTTCGTCCTTCAGATCACCATAAGGATCCAGTTTGTCGTTTTGGGCTTTCTCTTCAGCTTCCAGCTCTTTTTCTTCATCGGAAACATCTTCCACAAAAGGATGGTTTTTCAAAAGCGTTTTCCGACTCACGATGCCTTCCGATTTTGCACACATATCCACCAGTTCTGCATCGTTCCGAATGGCCGTCCGGGTCCAGGTCTGGATGATTCCGCCCCGGGTCCGGGACAGATTCTCTTTTCCATGGAACCGGAGGATAGCTCGGATCAGCTCGTTGAAGCTCAAAGAGAATTCCGTTTCCGTCATACCGGCTTTCAGCTCCAGGAGAGCATACAGGAACTTCATAGCCTCGCCGGAAGTCTTGTCCATGCCCTGCTGCTCCGGATCCACACCCTGTCCCATGCTGAAGATAGCCTTCCGAGTGATTTCCAGCATCTTGTCCCGGGCTTCTACCGGGATATTGATGGTCAGAGTGGATACGTTGCCGCCGGAACCAGTACCACCATCTTCCAGGCTGATGGCTTTGTAGTACTTCAGATCTTTCAGGAATTTCCCCAGATCTTCCCCGCCGTAATTGGTCAGGACAAAAATTACTTCCTGGATGTCTTCCAGGTCATTGAGGAACCCGGAGAACACCCGGTCATAACAGTCAATCAGCTTTTTGACCTGGGCCAGATCGCTGGTGGCATGGCTGTTGTTCTGGAAGGGAATAAATGGTACCCGTCCGAAATCGTGATTAAACACATTGGCATCACCATCCGGCAGGTCGATCAGGAAAGTCCCGGTAGCAAACCGTGCCCAGGGCACAAGGCAATCCAGTCCTTCATCATTTCGTTTTCGATAAGTCTGGCACTGCTGATCATCCCAGATTTCGTATAGATCCCACATGTGACCATCTTCGTCAATATCCTGGTACGCTCGCAGACAGGCAACCAGACTATGGTCCAGGTCGGAGGACCACACCGGGATCACCTCTTCCGAGGGGACCACTCCCCAATGGAATTCGCTGTCAGGCCCTTTCCAGTAATGGACCCAGCCTATCCCGGCATTGCAGGCGTTGACGCACAGTTCCATGCATTTTTTCTTGTAGGCATCTCCCAGATCCATGACGATCTGTTCATTGGCCCCTTCGTCCTTTACATCAAAGAGAGGCGGTGCCGTAAACATGTAGGAAGCCTTCTGGTTCACCAGCAGCTGGTAAAAAGAAAAGGGAATCCGGTTGTCTGCATTCCGCAGCGGATTCTCCATAGCTGATTCCCCGTTCTTGACTTCCTGCTTTTGTTTTCTGGGAGCGTATAAGATATCGTTGTTAACCAGGTAATACCGCTTGGCCGTCATGGCACGGGCAATAAATGTGGCATGCCCGGCTATATATTTTTTGATGAGCTGTTTGGCAGCTTCAATATTCATTAATCTCACCTCAGTATCCTGGCCCGGCCATGAGGCAT